CTTGTTTAGAATTTTCAATTGAATACTGCAAGCTCAGGCCATCAATAAAGAAGGGCGATTTTCCAGTGTACGATGTAGTGAAATATTTCCATGCGTATAAATTAAAGGACACGGTGATTATAGACTCAAGCCAATTATACAGGTTGATTGAGGGGGCATATTATATAAAGATCGCAGGTCAAGTATTTAAAAAGGAGGAGAAACGATGAAAGCGCCATATTCTTTCCCTGTAAAAGTCCAATGGACAAAAGAATACCTAGCGAACAGCAGGGCAAAACAGCGTCATGGGATGGCTGTCAGGATGACGAGGGGGCATGATGGATGCGTAACAGTTAAATGGATAGGAGTTAAAACTACTAACGTTATTAGCCTTGATTTTCTGGAAGAAGTAATAGAAACTGCATGAAACACCTAACCCTCCTTTGTTTCTTCCTGGGAATAATAATATTGTTAATGCCCTACGTGGTTTATAGGGTGGTAAAAGAGATATACGAACATAAGTAAACGACAACGCCATGGACTCAATCAAACTATCTGACATGATCAAGGTCTCCGACCGCCTACCCGAGAAGGGAACGAAATGCCTTATATATAGCACGGTCGGAGGGTTCACCGTAACGACGTTCACTGATCGGAACCTCACCTACGGATATCACTACAAGACCGCCTGGTTCACTAAGTCCGGCCGGCAGATGAGTAAGAAGACGGTGACACATTGGGTGGGGTTGGAGAAATGAATGAGAGAAATTAAATAATCCAACTATATGAATATAGCCAAACCAAAACAGCTAGGTAGCCTGGGGATATCTGAACATTTCAGGCGTAAGCGGAGTAAGGTTGTTTATAGGACAATGACCCACATGGAGTCCCAGCGGTGGACTGCCCAAACTAAACGCCACTGTCTCAATTTAGAAACGAACCAAGCTGAGTATCTTTTTTGTAAGGAGGAGGTGTTTGCCGTGGAACATAATATTGAAAATTCAGAATAAATTGAAAATAAGTAACTTTGGATCAGATTTAAACGGTTCAAAATTAATGGCTACAGGACGACCAGGCCCAGGGAGGCCAAGGAAAGCAGACGAGGAAAGGGTAAGAGACTTATCCCTTAAGGCCATTATTTCACACTACGGTTCAGAAGAAGCTGGTTTTAAATCTCTTTTGGAGTCAAAGGAACCATCGCTTGTAAAGTTTGTATTCGAGCATGCGTATGGTAAGCCCCGTGACAAGGTAGATCTTGATCTCGATGGGAAATTTACAGGCCCCGCTGTAATCCTCCAAATGCCAGCCGGCACAACTATCGCCCTACCAGACAATACAGAAGAACCCGACAACCTGGAAGATGAAGGAAGTCCATCTATTCAAGAATGAGAAAAGCCCATTGTATTGGGCAAACCTTACCGCTACTGAAAAGATTGTGGTTAATCAGGGTGGGACATCCAGTGGTAAGACAGAAGCAATAATGCGTGTCCTGTTCACTATTGCCATCATACGCCGGGGCTATGTAATAACCGTGACAACGAACACGGTGCCTAAACTAAAGGAAGATGCTCTCCGCATCGCTAAAAACATAGCTAAAATACCAGAGATCAAATTATTTATCAAAGATTACAATAGTACCGACCGAACCTACACTTTCAACAATGACAGCATAATTGAGTTCAAGAGCTTCGAGGATGAAGAAGAAGCAAAGGGAGGGAAGCGCCATATACTCTACATCAACGAGGCTACCCGTATTCCTTACGCTATATTCTACCAGGCTGACCTGCGTACCAAGGTGAGAACCTTCATGGATTATAATCCGACGTCCGAGTTTTGGGTGCATGACAAAGTGATCAATTGCCCGATGGGACCGAAAGGGAAGGAGTTCGACAGCGTGAAGGTTATTCGTAGCTGGCATGAGCATAACCCTTACTTAACCCAAGCAGAACACGACCGCATCGAGCGGATCGGGGATAAGGACTTGTTCAAGGTGTACGCCAGAGGATTGACCGGGAAGCTACGAGGGACAATATACACATGGGATGAGGTCGAGGCTTTCCCGTGGACTGATGGTGTTATATGGTATGTCGATTGGGGGTATAGTGAGAAAGAGACGGCAGATCCAACAGCGTCGGGTCGAATCGCATATAAACCGGATGATAGTATTTACGACTATGTGATCGATGAACTTTGTTATGCACGGGGTTTGGCGCCCGAGGTGCTTGCGGATATGATCTGGAAGGCTGGGTATAAGACGGGACAGCCTTGTTACTGCGATCATTCGCCTGAAGGCATCAGAACCCTCAGGCTAAAAGGAATAGCCGCATTTCCTTTCACAAAAGGGCCTGGGAGTATTATTGCGGGCGTATTGTTCATGCGCAATAAGAAAGTGGCATATACTTCACGAAGCGAAAACATTAGGACAGAGGTACGCAAATACAAATTCCTTGAAATAGAGGGAATTGTCACTAATACCCCTATTGATGAGTTTAATCACCACATGGATGGGACTAGGGGGGCATGTCATACACACCATCTTGTAACAGGTAGATAAATTTCAAATAAATTTGAAAGTTCAGAAAATAATGTAACTTCACTTCTCCGACATACACAGCGGGGTAGTGAGTATGTTGGCATTCGTCAACTAAAGAGCGTCGTTCTGGCTACCCCCGGGATGGCGCTTTTGCTTTATATGCAAAAGATAATCTCACTTTTCCAACGCAATTACGACGGTGACCGGCTAGTGCGCGATGAGGTAACGCCCGGCGCTGAATGGGTTATAAACGGCGAAGGTATCGCAACTCGGAAATGGGACGGCACGTGCTGCATGATCAAGGTCGGGGTGTTGTATAAACGCTATGATGCCAAGAAAGGGAAAACGCCGCCCAAGGGATTTATTCCTGCGCAGGAACCCGATCCGGTAACCGGTCACTGGCCTGGGTGGCTGAGGGTTGGAGAGGGGCCAGAAGATAAATGGTTCAGGGAGGGGCGGGAAAACACTCGAACATGGAACGGCAAACCACTAATAGATGGTACATACGAACTTATCGGCCCGAAAGTAAACGGGAATAAAGAAGACGTAATCCAGCACCAGTTGGTTCTCCATGGTGATACAAACATACTCGCCCCGCGGTCTTTTGATGAATTAAAAGTCTGGTTTGCTGATCTTGAAATGGAGGGCGTTGTATGGCATCACCCTGACGGCCGTATGGTAAAGATTAAGAAAAAAGATTTCGGTTACAAATGGTAGACATCTGCATCCCCCTCAACAACCGCTCAACTCAGAAGAACCTGGAACTAAGGTTCGCGCTGCGCAGCATTGAGAAACACCTGCGCGGCGTTGGTGAGATCTTCACCATTGGCTATTGTCCTGAATGGGTTAAGAACGTTACTCATATCCCATTCGAGGAAGATCCGCGCAACCGGTTCAGGGACCGAAATATCATGAACAAGATGTTGCTGGCCTGTAAGAACGAGCGGGTGAGCGATGACTTCCTGATGGTGCATGATGATCATTTCCTATTGGCAGACTATGAGGCGGGTAAGTTTCCTTACTACCATTGCGGGCCTATGATACCTAACGTTGGACAGTATGCCGAGACTAAGAAGAATACAATATTGGCGCTCTCGGTCAACGATGATGTCACGGAGGTAATCAACAACTACGATGCGCATTGCCCCATCCTGTTCAATAAGCAAAGGTTCTTGAAGATTACGGAGATCGATTGGTCAAAATGGTACGGCTACTGCCTTAAGACCCTGTACTGTGTTATGAACGGCATACAGGGTGAGTTTATGTTCGATTTAAAGATCAGGATGCCATTGACATGTAGTAGTATCATGGAGTTACTACACGGCCGCTCATGGTTCAGTATTGGCGACCGGTGCTTTTCAGACGGCATGAAAGAAGTATTACAAACGTTATACCCAATTAAATCGCGCTATGAAGCAGATTGAAGATAAAAAGACGGAAGTAAAGGGCGAACCAGGTTTACCGGTTAAGATACCGCTGTCGGTGGTTCGGTGGTTGTCGTATAGCTTACTGTTTACCGTTATACTTATCCCGGCAATGTGGGAGTTAAATGTATGGTGGACTGTTTCGCCTTCGCTTATCCTCGGGCACTTTGCCAGTCAATTAAATGCGTTAATTAAAAAGTAAGTATGACCATCCTTTTCAACTTGGCGTCACGTAGTCGCCCGGAGAAGTTCTTCGAGACACTCGATAATATACGTACTATGTGTGCAAGGGCCGATTATTTCGTTGTTGCTAAGTTGGACACAGACGATCCATCAATGTATAATGATGCAGTACTGAACAGGATCGCCGAAAACTATCGAAATATAACTCCTATATATGGCGCCAGCACATCAAAAATACATGCCATAAACAGGGACATCAACGACGCTGACTTGCCTCATTGGGACATCCTCATCAATATGAGTGACGATATGAGGTGGGGTACATATGGCTTTGACGAGATCATAAGACAACATATGCCAGTTAACCTTGACGGCTTTCTTCATGTACCTGATGACTATGCGAAAGAACGGGTATGTACTACCAGCATTATAGGGTATCGATACTATCAAAGGGATATGTACGTGTATAACCCTGCTTACTATTCCATGTGGTGTGATGATGAGGCAACAGAAGTAGCGAAGACAAGGGGGTGTTATATAATGGTGCCTGGCATTCACCTCGAACACCTCCACTACACAAACGAACGCAAAGCCGTGAAGGATGAATTGTATTGGAGGAACGATACATATAATAAGGATAAGGTAGTATTTGAACAACGAAAAGCGAGAGGGTTTGATTTATGAAAATGATACTATTCATTCTGATATTCGCGACATGCTGCAACGAGCAAACGCAGACATCGTACAACCTTTCTGTTGGCGCTACCTATAAGATATGTGGCCCTCACGAAAAGAACCCATTCGAAAAGCAAGGCAAAGCGACTGTTATAATAACGGACAAGAAAGCCGGGTATGTTCAGTATTGCTGGGATTATGAGGTAAATGATCCGGATAGAACACTATTCAGTCGGAGTGAAAAAGAGTTTATTGAACAGATAAATCTTTGTAATAAATGATTCAGCAAATAGGTAAACTATACGATCCAAAGCTAACGATACTTATACCAACCTTACCAGGGCGGGCGGTGTTCTTTGAGCGTTTGACAACAGAACTATTCCGGCAGATGTCAGAAACTGGGACGCAGTTCAAGATAATAGCAAACGATGAAACGGATGTCGACATCGGTACCAAACGCAATAAGATGATGGAGCAAGTTGCTACCGAGTACATGGCCTTCTTCGATGATGACGATATGCCGGGGCCGAACTATATCAAACACCTGATGGAAGGAATAGCCAAAGGCGTTGACTGTTGTTCCCTTACTGGCATTTACACGAAAGACGGGCAGAACCCAACTAAGTTCGTTCACTCAATTCAGTATGATAGATTGTTTACCGGCGACGACGGGGTTTTTTATAGGCCTATCATGCATATCAATTGTGTGAAAACAGAACATGCTCGCAAAGCGGTTTTCCCCGCGTGGAGGACTAGCGAGGATAGCAAGTGGGCGATGGATCTGATGGCGACCGGTGTGTTGAAAATGGAACACCGCATTGACGAGGTGATATATAATTATTTATTCGTGAGCGATAAAAGGTATTGATATGAGGGTAATAAAAAAATCACTATTGGTGTTTTACATTGTGGTTTGCGTATCATTCGTTACATGGTTAATGATATTAAAAGAATGGAAGTTGCTAATGGTAGCAATAATCATTGGAGCATTTATTATTGATGATGTATTAAAAAATTGGAACAAATGAACGCAATCTCTTATTCGCTCTTTGGCGCTAACGAACAATATGATGGATGTTTTGATGTCAGGTCTTACGTCAGAGGCTTTCATATCAACTTACGGGTAGCGCAGCTATTATACCCTGATTGGCAAGTTGTATTGATGGTGGATGAGCCTACATATAGGTCAAGCTACCAGGGGTATCTTTGGAAACTCCATCAGGATTTCAGGATTGACTTGCAGGTAATGCCAAAGGCTGAACTATGCACTATGATGTTATACCGGCTTTATCCTGTATTCCTTAAAGAGAATGGGGAGCAGAAGTATGAACGGGTATCATGCCGTGACACCGATAGCCTACTCTCTTACAGAGAAAGACAAGCTGTTGAATATTGGTGCAGAGGTACAAAGATGGCTCATACAATGACTGATTCCGTTTCCCACACGGTTGATATTATGGGCGGTATGTGCTCCTTTCAGTCCGGCCCCTTCCGCGACCGTATGGGCGTTAAGTCATTCGACGAACTACTGGCACTCAGCCAGGGCATCGACTTCAGCCGCAAAGGCGCCGATCAGGACTTCCTTAACCGGTACGTGTTGCCAAAGGTCGCCGACAGCATCACTGAGCATTTCGTGCTGGGCCATCCTCAGACGTTCAGGGGCGATTGCCACAACTTCATACATGATATTGACCTAAAAGAGATAGGGGTGCCGGATAGGCTTAAGGAAACGAATGGGTACGGGTTTCACATCGGTGCGGCCGGATTCCAAACCGATGCCGTGGTGAAGTTCCTGCAGAAGCATGGGAAGGATAACGAGTACTGGGAGGGGATCGAGAAACAATATCCTGAATTATTTTATTGGCAATTATAAAATTATGCTATGGGAGTAGACAGGAGCGATTATATGATATATGGGTATAAATTACCTATCAATTATTTTGAGTCAAAAGGTATTGAGCTATTTGAAGGCAATAAGTACATGCCTTACATAGAAGGCTGGAAGGGTGAGAGCTACAGTATAATACACGACCAAATGTGCGATAAGTATGTGGTGTTCGGTTATCGCCTTGCCAACGCTAACGGCGCCGGGTTCGACTTCGTTGAGTTGCCAGAGCAGTGGCCTGTGAAACCTGAACAAATAAAGGCAAAGTTTAGTGAGGTGTTTGGCTTTATCGATGAATCTTTGGGGGAGCCCAAAGTGTTATTATTCACACATTACTGGTAGACTATGACCGACTACATCTTTCTTTCCGTCGCCTTTGGTGAGCGGTATGTTGAGCAGCAGATGAGGCTGCATGAAAGCATAATGGCAATATGCCCTGATGTAACACACCAAGCATGGTGCGAAGGGTTTCCTCTTGAAAGTAGGGCTCATAAGGAAAGCCTGTACGGATTCAAAGTGCATGCAGTTAAATGGGCGTATGATCTTGGTTATAATAAAATAATTTGGCTCGATCCCGCCTGCATCTTGCAGCACCCGGTAGACTATTGGTTTAGCGAAGGCATGCCGCCGGTCCTTGCAGTGAAGGATGACAACACCCTGAACAAGATGATAGGCAAGAAAGCAATGGAATATTATGGCAACCCGGATGTTGCCGGTTGGCACCTGGTTGGCGGGAGCCTTTACGTGTTCGATTTCGATAAGGAGGTGACTCATGATGTATTCAATCATTGGTATAAGGCTGAAGCGGATGGCATCTTCGGATCTCAGGCCGAACAAGCATCTGAAAAGATCAATGGTCACAGGAACGATGAGAGCTGCATGGCGGTCGCTATGTATAGTCACGGAGTCAAGCCGGTTGGTCACGATGTGGCGAGGTACAACCAGAATGAAGAATCGATAATTATTAAAAAGCATTTCAAGTGATAGTTGGAAACGGGGATATTGCAAATACTCTTATTAATTACGGCCTTGATCGGGACGAAGTTACTTTTTTTGCTAGCGGGGTGAGCAATAGCAAGGAAACAAGCAGGGCAGAATTCATGCGTGAGTATGAGTTGCTTGCGGAGTACTCTAAGTGCGGGTTACATTTAGTATATTTTTCGTCATTATCAATCTACTATTCAGATTCAGACTATGCGGCACATAAGAGAATGATGGAATATGAAGTGCAGCGCCTGTTCAAGTCATTTTCTATTTTCCGTATCGGTAACATCTCATGGGGCAATAACCCGAATACCATAATCAACTATTTTAAGGAGGAACACGCTGCTGGCAGAACACCCTTTTTGAGAGACGAATACCGGCATGTGATATCACAGCCAGAGTTCATATACTGGATCAAAAAGATAAACCTAAATGCTCGGGACTTCATTAATATCCCCGGCGAATTTATTCACGTATACGAAATATGGAGGAGGGTACAAGATGGCAAATATTAAAGTAATAGCCGAACATTCGGTTGATTTTGACTTATTATCCGGCGGCGTCTGCATTGATGCCGGGTGCAGGGGTTTTCAGTTTAGTGAGGCGATGAGGGATTTGGGCTGCAAGGTAATTGCCTTCGATCTGGAAGATATGGAGGTGCCGGAGGGGATTGAGTTCAAAAAGATGGCCGTCTCAAACTTCACAGGATATGGGGTTTACAAAGACACAACCGATCTGCAGGCAAAGCATTTGACGAGTGGATCAGGAAAACCGGTGTCAGTTATTAGCCTAAACGAGGTGTATGAGTTAATCGGATCAAAGAACGTGGACGTATTGAAGTTAGATGTAGAAGGGGAGGAGTATCACATTCTTTCAGCCCCCAACTTCCAGCCCATCCCGAAACAGATCTCCGTTGAAATGCACATGCACTGCCATCGCGCCTTGCACGATCAGTATTACGATAAGTGCATGGAAAACCTGTTGAAGTACTATGAGCCAGTGAAACATGAGTTAACGCAAGCGCATGGAGCGGGGTTGAATTACTGGGATAGTCTGTTTATCCGTAAAGATTTGTTATGAACGCAATGAAAATAATTAACAACATTGAAGTACAGCGAGTTGACAATATAGCTAATGAGGCCGTAAAGAGGTTGACAGAAGGGTATTGCAATCAGATAGAAGAAGCTTTTATAAAGGCCTTAGAGGCTAATAACTTGCCAACTAGCAACGACTTCATTACTCAACATATCAAACTGGTAA